CACGTCCACGGACACAGGCGAACTCCACACCAAATACGTCGGCACCCTGTCTAGCTCTGTAGATACCGTCCTAGAGATTCACGTTGATGGTGTCAGCAGCGACTATGCGACGGATGGGAGCTTTGGGCGGGACCAGACGTGGTCGGATTACACCGGCGTATACCATCTTCAAGCGTCGCCATATAGTGACTCGACGGGCTTACATTCCGACCCCACGGCGTCGGGGACTCTTTCTGACGTTGCAGGAGCCATTGGGGGAGGGCAAAACTTTGCCAACGGAAAATTAGAAACGTCGGTAAAGCAATTTGCTGGCCCAGATTTCACTGTAAGCGCATGGATTAATAACGACAGAACTGGAACTGGAAATGAAGGGACAATTATTGGCGGTTGGGTAGGCTTCAGTAACTTATTGTTTCGTGTGGAGCCTTCTTCTGGCGGCTATCTAGAGACTTATGTTTTTGATGGGGCTACTACAGGCGGTGGGTTTACTGACCTTGCCATAGGCATTACAGATAATAAGTTGGTCGCGGCTCGACTTGATGGCGGAACCGTCAATGCTTTTGTTGATGGAGCGAAAAGCACAACGTCATATTCAGGTGTCGGTACACTTCAAACCGGGGGTGTTGATCTACAAATTGGTGCATCAAACCACGCGCCGCTAGATTGGTTCGATGGGATTATAGACGAAGTTAGGTTTAGAGATACCGCCCTCCCTGACGAATGGATAACCACCGAATACAACAATCAAAGCAGCCCCAGCACGTTCTATACGGTCACTGACCCTAATGCGGGTGGCGGCGGCACTACCGTTAGTGCGGATGTCGAGGCCGGCGCGGCTGAAGTATCTGCCACTGTAACCGCTAGCACAACACTATCCGTGTCGGCAGATGTCGCGGCCGGCGCGGCTGAAGTATCTGCCACTGTAACCGCGAGCGCACCGATTTCTGTGACGGCAGATGTCGAGGCCAGCGCTGCAGACGTAACGGCGACGCTGGCCAGGTCCGTTGTGGTGACGTCCACACCCATGCAAGCCGGCCCTGCCAGTGTGACGACGGAGGTGGATCTCGTAAACCAGGTCGATGACGGCGACGTGGCGGCTGGCGCGGCAGATGTGTCAGCAAGCCTGACACTCACGCGGAAGATCACGGCGGCCCCGCAAGCGAGCCCTGCGGACGTGTCCGTCACGGTCTTCGTTGTGGACGGCACCGTAGACGTTACGGACGGCAATGTGGCGGCCGGCGCGGCGAGTGTATCTGCCGACGTAGAAGCGTTCCGGGTTGTCACAGACGGCGACGTAGTCGCAGGACCGGCGGATGTGGCCGTTACACTGACCAGGACCGTATTTGTCACGTCTGCTGATGTCATGGCGGGCGCTGCGAATGTAGACGCGGCCATAGGCGACGGCAGTTTCACTCCCGACGCGTTTGAGCACGGCAACGTGTACGGCGGGGGCATTTTAGGAGTGGCGTGACGCGAAGCGGAAAGTGGTACACTTCACCTGGCACAAGGCACTCACAAATAGCAAGGGGATTAACATGTTAGCTGAAGCTGATCTGGGCATGACATCGATGGCAATGGGCGACGGCGGTAACGCCGGGGACGAGCAGCTGCTGGTCCGGTTTTATATCCACCCGCTGCAGAACGAAACGCGCAGCAAGGAAGAAGGGCGTCCTATTTTCGAAGACCGGGAGTACATTGAGATAATTCAGCCAGGTAATAAGGACTCGATTATCCGCCGCCCGGCGTCGCATCTCGACTACGAGCGTTTTCCGCAGCACTACGCGAAATATAAGGCGCGCACGGAAGGCGAAGAGACCATAGAGGGCACGCTGCTCGAGCACTGGCCTGGAGTGACGCGCTCTCAGGTGGAAGAGCTGCGGTATTTGAACATCCGCACAGTGGAGCAGCTCGCGAACGTCGCCGACTCGAACACTGGCGGGTTCATGGGCATGAATCTGCTCAAGCGCCGCGCTCAGGAGTACCTGGACGCGGCATCTACGCAGGCGCACGCAGAAGAGATGCAGGCGCTTAAAGACCAGAACAGCCAACTGGCAGAACAGCTGGCCGCCATGCAGGCGAAAATCGACGCGCTGGGTGCTGAAGAGGTCGAAAAGCCTCGCCGCCGCGCGCGACGTAAAGCGGAATAACTAGGAGTGCGGGATGGCCCGGCAGGAGACAGCAGCAACTATAATCAATCGCGTTGCGGTTGAGGTCGGGCTTAAGCCGGTAGCAGACCCCTTTGCTACAACGGATGAAGCGTTCACACAGCTAACAGGCCTGCTTAACGCGGCCGGCGCGGAGCTGGTGGAGGTGCATGATTGGCCGGCACTTCAGAAACCTTTCACGTTCACCACCGCGTCAGCGGATGCGGACGGCCTGTACGCGCTACCTGACGACTACGACCGCATCGTTAACCAAACCGGGTGGGATCTGTCGAATGACGTGCCCGTACTCGGCCCGCTGTCACCGCAGGACTGGGCGATGCTGCAGGGGCGCGACCTGGCGTCTGATTCTATCTATGTCGGCTACCGAATTTATCAGGACCAGGTGCAGGTATACCCCACGCCGCCCCCGGAAGGCAGTAACGTGTCGTTTTCCTATATCAGCCGCAATTGGGCGCGAGACTCCATGGACACGGGCATGGATTTCGTCACTGCGGCGGGGGACGTCATACTGTTCGACCCGTTGCTGATGCAGAAATTTCTCAAACTCAAGTTTTTGTTGGCGAAAAGCCTGCCGACTGCGGCCGCGGCCGGTGTCGAGTTCGAGAACGTGCTCCAGAACCGGATCGGCAACGCTAACAGCGCCAAAGTGCTGTCTGCAGGCAATTCCTCGCCGGCGTTCCCGCTGCTGAACGGGTTTTTTAACACGCCAGACACCGGGTACGGGGGCTGAGCGTGTACTACCGCCAAAACACACTTGGCCGAATGGGCCGCGCGCCGCAAGGCCAGGCCTACAACTACACGTTCCCGGCGTCTGTCGGGGGCGTGAACGCGCTCGACCCGCTCATATCGCTGCCGCCCGACGATTGCTTTTACACGTTCAATTTGATGCCGTCAGAGTACGGGCTGCGCCTTCGAAAAGGCTACCGTGAGTGGGCGACGGGCGTCGGCACAACACACACCCAGGTGCGCACGATCATCCCTTTCGAGGGCAAAAACCCGACGAATGACAAGCTGTTCGCCGCCACGGCTGACGGCATTTACGACGTCACGTCTGATGGCGAGACGTCCCCCACGCGGGTCGTCACGTTTTCAGACACCAACCTCGATGCCGGGTACTGCACCTGGACCGAGATGACGCTCGATAACGGCGACCAGAAGCTATTTGTTGCCGACGCGCGTAACGGCCTGCACATGTACGACGAGGATACGGACACATGGTCTGTGCCCTCATTTACCGGCGGCATAGCGGCTGCCGATGTGGCGTTCGTTATCCTGCACAAAGAGCGGCTGTGGGTCATTGAAAACGGCGGGTCAGATGCCTATTACGGCCCGGTCGCAAGCATTGCCGGCACGTTCACAAAGTTCACTTTCGGCGCTAAATTCAAGTACGGCGGGCAGCTGCAGTGCCTGGCGAATTGGACCCTGGACGGCGGCGACGGGGTTGACGACTACCTGGTCGGCATTTCTCGCGGCGGCGACGTGCTGACATATCGAGGGTCGGACCCGAGCGCAACAGACTGGCAGCTTACCGGCTCGTTTTTTGTCGGCGAGGTGCCGGATTCGCGGCGTATCACGCAAGGCTACGCAGGGCAGCTGTTTATCCTGTCTACGTTTGGCATTTCCTCACTGCAGGATCTGGTGCAAGGCGTGGATGTGAGCGACACCGGACGTTCGGTGTCGGCCAAGATAAACCGGATACTGCGCGGCCAGGTTATAGAGAAGAAGTCGAAGCTTGGCTGGCAAATGTCTATCCACCCCGCCGACGGATTCCTGCAGGTGCTGGAGCCGTGGGACTTTGCCGCTAACGCTATCCAATACAGCCAGAACCTCCTCACCAAAGCGTGGGGGTACTGGCAGAACGTGCCGGCGGTTTGCGCCGATACATGGAACGCGGAGTACTATATGGGTGGTGACGACGGCGTCGTCTACATGTATGACGGCCTGTTGGATAACACCACCTTAGCGGGCGCCGGCGCGGCGATACCGTTCTCCATATTGACGTCGTTCCAGCCTATTGGCGAGCACGCCACCTATAAAATGAACACCATGATACGCGTGGTGGGGGTGACGTCGGGCGATATCAGCTACAACATGAAGTCGGTGTATGACTACAACGTCATCGACGAGGCGCTGCCGCCCTCAGGCACCACGGCCAGCGCGCCCGCGGCCTGGGATTCGGCTATCTGGGATTCGGCTATCTGGGACGGCCCGCTGACGGGCGAGCAGAAGACGGAGGGCGGCAACGGTATAGGGCGCACGGTAGCGATCGCCATGCGCGGCGAGAGCGCCGCGCGGATAACGATTGTCGGGTGGGATTTGTCGATGATTGGAGGGGGTTTCCTGTGATTACGTTTAAGCAGATGGACACCCGCGCCGAGTGGGAGTGGTTCAAGGAGCGCACGCATGTCATCTTGCAGGAAGACACCACGGCGATCGTCGCGCTTGATGAGCAGGGCATCGCGGGCGTGGTCGCGTTTGACACCTTCACCGTACGCAGTTGCAATGTGCATATGGCTGTTGAGCGCAGTAGCTGCATTCGCGCTGGGCTGTTTACTGAAGTTGCTGTGTACGGCTTTCACACATGTGGCAAGGATCGGTTCTTTGGGCTCGTCCCGAGCAACAACGAGAAAGCCCTCAAACTGAACAAGAACATAGGGTTTACGATCGTCACAGAGGTGCCTGATGCCATCGATGATGGCATCGGGTACACCGTCATGCGGCTGGACAAAGCGGATTGTCGCTTCCTGCCGGGCGAATTAAGGGAGGCCGCGTAATGGCTACGGGAAAGTCCGCGTTAGATTGGACGCTGGACAACGGGTTAGGGCTCGACTACCAACAGAATCTGGCGCTGAACCAGGGCTACACGCCGGAGATGTACCGATACTCCGTGTGGAAAGCCCAGCAGGAGTTTCCAAACGGCGGCTACGAGGGTGCCGGGCTCGGGCCAGACACGGGCGCGATTAACTATTTCCGTAACAGCACGCCGTACTCACTCGCCAAGGAGATGGTCGCGCAAGGGCTGGACATTGGCGATTCACCTCAGTGGCAGGCGTACCAGACGCGAGTGCAGACGGAGGCTCCAGGCCGCGCGGACTTTAGTTTTCTGGACGGCTACCAGCCGCAGGCCCAAACCCCGGTGCCGGTGGGCTGGGACCAGCCTATCCCGGAGACAAACTACTCTCCGTCGTTTGGCGGCAGCGCCAACACAGCCGAAAACCCGCTTACGCCCAACAAGATCCCGTTGCGGCCAGAAGGGCTGCCCGGCTATTACGGTCCGGCAGGCTCGCCGGGCAACCCCCGGTGGGATTTCGGGCAGTTCGCCGCCCCCACCCCGACGGATTTCGGGCTCGGCGGCGGCACTGACGACGCAGCAGCGTTCGACCCCGTCACCTCGCCGTGGCAGGGCGGCAGCGACATGAACCGTCCGTTCTACCAGGAGCAGTTTGCGCAGCTGCTGCGTCAGGGCGACGACTTTCAAACCGCGCAAGCCGCAGCCGACACGCGACGGCAGGAGGCTATCGACAACCCGCCAACCCCCAATCCATCGGATTGGAGCTGGCTCGAGGGCGGCCTGCCGGATGTCGTAACTGGGGCAGACATCGCGCGAGACGCCAGTTACAGCTGGGCCGAGGGCTTCAGCCCGGACATGACCAACCAGCAGATATTCGATGCGGCCAGCCCCAATCTATCGCAGTCAACTAACGACTGGCTGCAAGAGTTCTGGCTGCCCGGCAGGGCTGATCAGGTGGGGCTCGGCACGCGAGATCCGAATACTTTTGCGCAGGAAATGCAGGGCTACGAGCCCGGCGCCCGCAGCGCGTGGTCAGAGGTTGCAGGCACCATTTTCGATTACTCCCCCGCACAGGGGAGTAACATACCGCCCGGTTACGCGTCGCCCAACCCGGCGATGCAGTTCACGAACGATTTCGGATACCAGCGTGGCGGCGCGCAGTACTACCTGAACCCGCAGACCGGCGAATATCAAGCACCGACCGGCGCGTTTAACGCGCCGTCGGGTTTTTAAGGAGTAGACCATGGGCGGAAAATCACAGCCTAATATGACAGGCGCAGCGGTCGCGCAGGGCGAGGCTAACCGCGAGGTTACCCGCGACCAGACGTTTGCGAACCGCCCGGACCAGTACACGCCGTTCGGGTACTCGACGTGGAACCCGTATCAGACCGTAGACCCGGCTACCGGCGAGGCGACCACGGCGTGGGAGAACGTCACGGGCCTGGACCCGCGGCTGCAGGGCATATTGGATAAGCAGATCGCCATACAGGACGGGCGTTCTGACATCGCCGGCACCCTGACAGGGCGCCTGGGCGCTGAATTCGGCACCCCTATGGATTGGAGCACGCTCGGGCCGATGGGTGAGGTGCCGACCAGCCAGTTCACGATGCCGGAGGCCGATGTCGGCGACCCGAATGCCTGGCGCGATCGCGCGACCAACGCGATGTTCGAAAAAGCGAACAGCCGGCTCAACCCGCAATTCGATTCCCGGCGCCAGCAGCTGGAGATCAAGATGCGCAACCAGGGTCTTAGCCCTGAGGACGAGGCGTGGCAGAGCCAGGTGGCCGGTCTGGGGCGTGAAGAAGCAGACGCGCGAGATCAGGCGCTGTGGTCGTCTATCGCGGCGGGCCGCGACGAGTCGAATGCGATGTTCGACCAGGGCGTGCGCCGTAACGATCAGAACTTCGATCAAGCGCTTACGGCCAATCAGTCGAATTTCGACATGGCTATGGCAGGGTCGAAATACGCTAACACGATACGCCAACAGCAGATCACGGAGCAGATGCAGAAACGCGGCTTCAGCTTGAACGAAATAAACGCGCTGCTTAGCGGCCAGCAGGTCAGCACGCCGTCTATGCCGAGCTTCAGTAACGCCAGCGCCGCGCAGCCGGCGCCGATATACCAGGCTGCGGCGGATCAGGCCAGCGTGAATGCGGCCAGCAGCCCGTGGAACGCGGTCATCGGCGCGGCGGGCACGGGCCTCGGCGCGTGGCTGGGAGGGTAACAGATGGCTTACGCACAATACATGTCACCTGAGGAGCGGATGCGCCGGCTTATTGCGCAGCGTATGCGCGACCCCTATGGCATTACGATGGAGAGCCAGGTCGATAAGCAGACTGAGCAGCTGTCCCCCGGCGCCATGGTGCAGGCAGGCGGCACCGCCACACCGGCCGCCCCCGCGCTCCCCAGCGAGCGCGAGATCGCCATGCAGGCGGCCTCTCGGTCAACGGCGGGAGCGGAGGGCCGCCTCAAGAACCAACAGGCGTTCGCTAACTCCCTGCGCGGCACGCCGAGCGCGAAAATGCAGCGTGTCGGGCCGTCAGGCATTACGGTGGCGAACCCGTGGGACGGGCTGGAGGTCGGCTTTAACCGCGCGCTGGGAGGCTATTTGAGCGGACAGCTGCGCGGTGAATACGACGAGCTCGACAAGACCAAATCGGCGCAGGCACAGAACGCCGCGCGCTACAACGAGATCCTCACTGAGGAAGAGCGCGGCTTTAAGGCCGGAGAGAGCGAGCAGGAGCGTGCGTTGCGCCAGGCTATCGCGGCCGAGCAGAACGCCGTCACCGCTCGCGGGCAGGACATGACGGCCGCCTCGGCAGCCGCGCGAGTGGCGGACAGCCAGAGGCAGCGCGCGCAAGCCGGCACGCCGGTCATGCTGGAGCCTATTGATGGCGGCGAGCCGGTGCCGGTTATCGAGAACCAGGGGCGCTATTTCTCGTATGACCCCGAGGCGCCCGACGGCCGCGGGCCGATGTTTGATGCGCGGGGGTACATCCCGCTCGACACAACGGCGACGGGCTCAGGCGCGGCGATGGACAGGCTCGAGGCGCAAAACGAAGCGAAAAGAGAGGCTGCCGCGCAGGCCGCTCGCGGCGAGGCGCTTAAAGCCTCTGGCGCGGCGTCCACTATAGCGGGCATATTGGAAGACCCGATGCTGGACGCGGCGATGGGCTGGGGCGGCCAAAGTTTGCTCGGCGAAGTCGGTGTCGGGCCCGAGGGCGCCGCCGTGCAGGATTTGCAACGCCGTATTCGGTCTGATCAGTTGGGCGGCCTTATCCCCGCACTGGCCGAGGCGAAACTGACCCCGGTGTCGGACACTGATTTCAAGAAGCTGGCCGCGAAATACGTCAGTGTGCGTGACCAGCCCTACGCGTTGATCGGGTTCCACGCGACTGAAGGGCGGGCGCTGTGGAACAAGAAATTCGACGAGGCTATCGAAGCGGGCAGCTTGACTGAAGCCGACCGCGAAGCGGCGCTGCGTGATTTGGACGCAACACTGATCCGGTCGGCAGCGATGCATAACTACCCGGACAGTAAGTTGATCCAGAACGGCGTAGACCCAGAGTACATCGAGTACATCCGCCTGTTGGACAAGCAGCGAGGCCGCTAATGACC